TGGAGAATCTCCCAGACTCCGCATCTCAAGCCAGCTCTCATTCTTGAAAGGGGTCCGGCCCCTCTCTTTCAGGCCGCGCAACTGTTTGACCTCACTCTCGGGCCGAAGGCCGTTCCGTCCTCCGTATCCTTCAGCGGAGATGCAAATCATGCGGCGTTGACCGGGCCGAACGGAGGAGGCAAGTCCTCCTTTCTTCGCGCCGTTCTTCAATGTGTGATTTTTGCACAAACCTACGGAGTGGCTCCGGCTGAACGCCTGGTCCTCCGCCGCTTCGCCTGGATCTGTTCCGGCCTCAGGCTTCAGGATGCTCCTGGAAACCTTTCCATGTTTGAAACGGAAATCTGGTTCGCCTCCAATCTTCTCAAGCGCGAGAGTCCCCGAGGCCCTGGGCTCGTTCTCTACGATGAACTCTTTCACAGTACGAACCCTCCTGACGGAATTCGCACGGCTGAGCGATTCGTGAAGAAACTGTGGAAGAGGCCGACTGTCATCAGTATCGTGAGCACCCACATCTTTGAGCTTGTAAAGAATGCGCCACAGTCCGTTCAGCGCCTCTCGTGTAACGCCGTCTTGGGTAAGTCAGGGGATATTCAGTACAAATACAACGTGGAGGAGGGCATCTGTAATATCAGTAGCGTGAAATCAATTTGGAAGCGTTTCGAATTCTGAGCTCCGTGCGGGTGCGACCCCGGTTTCAAAACCTTCTCACGAAAGAGAAACCATGAGCGAAATTCTAATTTTCGTACTCCTATTTCTGGTTGTGTCTGGAGCAATGGCCTTCTATTTCTATTCCCGAATGCTCTACTCCGAGCGAAAGATTAGCCTTCTGGAGAGCGTTCTTCTCGATATCAAAATGAGTATGGAAATGGAGCAGGAGGCTAAGAATGACCATATGCCGACGATTCCTCCCCGCAGTGCCTCTTCTGAACCCGAGGAGCTGAAGGACGAGACGGACAATGATGCTGCCTATTACAACTCCGTGCTTGAGACTGTTAATGAGGATTTGGCGGCGACGACGGAGGCCGTGGCTGAAGAGGCGACGGAGGCCACGGAGGCGACGGAGGCCATGGAGGCGACGGGAGCACCCTCTGCAGAAACCACTTTTGTGGAGTACGAGGCGATGACCCGCGACGAGGTGGCTGCCTTGGCGGAGAAGCGTGGAATCCGAGTTGTGAAGCGTCAGGCAAAGTCGAATATCATTACTCTGCTGCGAGAGAGTGATAGGAATAGTTCTGGGGCTTCTGAAACAGGAAAGGATGTCCCAGTCGGTACATCATCTGCCCTTTCAACTGTGGAAGGCACTGCAGGAGGTGCTCCTCTTGATATTGGCGCAGTTGAAGTTCTTGGTTGAGCCGGAATTTCATTTATCTAAAGAGAGGAGCACCGAATGGATGCGAAATTATTTAGACTTCCTACAGCCCCAGACTATTATTCAGCCAATAAGGTCCCTGTTTACAAAAATCGAGGAACGCCTCAGCTTCCAAGCCCCGACTCTCGGTTCCCTGGATGGGCGGCCCCGATGTCGGATGGTCGTCTGGTGACGGACTACTCAGCCCACTGCGAGACGAGTATTCCCGCCGGCCATCAGTATCCGACGAAGCACTGGATGCAGAACAATACGCCGCAAATTATTGAGATGTCTCGTCAGCTCGCCGCTCGCCGTACGGGCGCAGTGTACGCCTTTGATACCAATGTGGTTCCGCCCCCGAACCTGAAGGCCTACTGTAAGCCCGATTCCTGTAAGCTGGTTACCACAGGGGCGCCAGGTGGAATCGGACTCGAGCGTGAGGGGGCCGATGCTCCGGAACTGTTTGGAACCTATTCGCCTCTAGAGGGGTTTCCGGCACCTGCTGCAAAAACGCCTCTGACAAGCCGCTACGAGGGAGGGCGCAACAGCCTTCGTGGCCGTATTGGGCCGGTGTTTGGTTAAAGGCCGGGCTCTAGTTTAATATTATATGTCATCACCTTTGAAGGTCATAGCATTTGATATTGGTATTCGCAATCTCGCCTGGTGTATGATGAGCTACGAAAAGGATAAGAAGCATTGGGAAATTCATGGCTGGGAGAATTACGACCTTCTCGCCGGCTCTTCGACACAGGATGCAAAGGATAGTCAGGTCCGGGTGTGTGCTACCTGTGGAAAGAAGGCTCCCTATAGTGCCGGGACCGCCCCACCTACATGTGCAAAGCACTGTCCTTCCACGCATCCGCCTCTGAGAGATGCCAGTGGAACTCTTCTGAAGACGATTCCACCTCTAGCCGTTCTCAGAACGATTCTGGATTCTCCGCCAAAGAAGGCCACCCGAGTGGGACTTCTGGAGGCTCTACGGGCGAAATTCTCCATGCCGGTCGAGAAGGCGAAGGTGACAAAGGCTCTGACGGAGGATTTCACACGGCTTCACACTTCCATTCAGAATTTCGTGGAGAGTAACCGGGTCCTCTTTCAGGGCGCGACTCACATTCTTTTGGAGAATCAACCGGCCTTTAAGAATCCCACGATGAAGTCGGTCCAGATTCTTCTTTTTGCAACTCTTCGGGAACGACTGGTGACTCCGTGGGTTGGCTTTGTTCATGCAGGAAAGAAGGTTCAAGGAAAGGAGACGGGAGACAAGGGATATAGTGCCCGGAAGAAGGGTTCGGAGGACCGAGTGGACGAGCTCTTTGCAAAGGAGAGCGTGGCTGAAAAGGAGCGATGGCTGGAGCACTTGAGAAAGAATCAGAAGAAGTCCGATTTGTGCGATGCGCTCTGTATGTGCCTGGACCGTCTGCGCCAAGAGTCCATCTAAAAAGACCGAACGAACACGAAGAAGAAGAATGAGTGGAGGCTTCACTCTTCACGAAATGGAATCTGTTGCCCGTTCGATGGGTCCTCCCGACAGTTTTGTCGCCGATATTGGAAATGTCGTGGATATTTCCGACCCGAACGACATCATGGGTTTCGGCATGTTGGCAAACAACACTAGTCGCAATGACACATCAAGGAGCATTACTATTAACACGCAAGGCCCCACCAGCAGTGGCATGAGTGAAATTGAAATCGGAACTTTGGAGCCGATTGAGCCAATAACTCTTAATCTGGGTTCCAGTGGTCCACCAGCGCCGATTGAGATTCAGTTCTCAAAGGCTCAGGATGATAAGGTTGGAGGTGGAGGTGGCGGAGGACTCTTCGGAGGAAGTTCCTCCGGAAGCGGGGGGCTGTTCTCCAATAGCCAGACTGCATCAGGGCCTTTCTCGTCCCTCTCTCCAGCCCAGAGCACTCGACTGAGCCCGGAGGAGGAGAAGAAGGAGAAGAGCGATCTCATCAATAAGCTGCAGCGTCTGGAGGCCAAGGGTCTCGCTGTCAGCAGGCGCTATACGATGGATAACACTCTAGAGGAAATCAAGCAGGAGTACAGTCGCCTGGTGGATGCCCGTAATCTGGAGACGAGCATTCGCTTTCAGCGCCAGATGATGGTGGGCGTGGTGACTGGTATGCAGTATTTGAATGACCGCTTCGACCCCTTCGATTTGAAGCTCGACGGATGGTCGGAGTCGGTTCATGAGAACATCGAGGACTTTGATGAAATCTTTGAGGAGCTGTACGACAAGTACAAGGAGAAGGGAAAGATGCCTCCCGAGGCTCGTCTCATCATGTCGCTGGCAGGGTCAGGTTTCATGTGCCACGTGTCGAATACCTTTCTGCGCTCTCGCATGCCCTCTATGGATGACGTGCTCAAGCAGAATCCGGAGATTGCGCGCCAATTTGCCGCGGCGGCGGCGAAGCAGGCGGGGCCAGGATTCGGAAACTTTATGTCGATGGCGATGGGGGCGGAGGCGGCAGCGGCGCCGGCACCTACTCAGCCTTCCGTGGGGGCCTTCTTCGGTTCCAATGGTGGCGGGGCGGCTCCGATGGCGCAGGTTCCCCAGTCCGTTGCAGCGATGGAGCCTCGTCAGACGGCTAGGCGCGAAATGAGGGGGCCAACTGGAGTGGATGATATTCTGAAGACGTTCGAGGAAGTGCGTCGTAATGAGGCGATGGATGGATCCATTGGGGTCGGATTTCAAGTGAACCCTGACACACAGCCGGCGATGGCTGCAATTGAGAGCCAGAGTTTGGTATCCGATAGCCTGTCGATGGCGGATTCCACTCCTGGGCGCAGTGGTCGCAGGCGACAACGGCCGGTGACTGGGAGCACGGTGGTTGTGAATGTTTAAGGAAATGTCTAGTACTTAAGTTAAGAACCTAAAAATGATATGGCGCAAAGCGCCTTATCATTTTTAATTTTTATTAGTCCAACTTCGCTACCGTGGAGTACTTAAATTAAGTACTCCACTCTGCAGGCTAGAACGATAAGTTAAGTACTAGACGGTACTAGACTGTCAGACTTGCCAAATCCTCAGGAAGAGGCCCAATCGTAGTTCCATAATGAGTCTCAATCTCCTTGAGAGCGCGCCCCTCCTCAGGGCACACGAGATTGATTGCAACACCCTTGCGTCCGAAACGGCCCGAGCGACCAATGCGATGAATGTAATTCTCACGCTGGCTGGGAAGCTCGTAGTTAATCACGAGCGAAATCTGCTGAATATCAATTCCGCGAGCGAGAAGGTCCGTGCTAATCATAACACGCACAGTCCCCGAGCGGAAATCCTTCATACGGCGCTGGCGCTCTTCAGGCTCCATCTCACCATGAATATAGGACAGGGGGAATCCCTCCTGCGCCATCTTCTCCGCCAACCACTCGGCCTTCTGGCGCTTATTACAGTAAATAAGCGCCTGATTGATGGTCAGTTGCTTATAGAGGTCGCAGAGTACATCGTACTTCCACTCCTCCTTCTCTAGCGAGACGTAGAATTGCTTAATACCGTCCAGGGTCACCTCCTCAGGAGGAACCAGAATGCGGGCAGGGTTACTGAGAATCTGATTTGCAACCTCTACGACGCTCTCGGGCATCGTCGCACTAAAGAGGGCGACCTGACACTCCTTGGGAAAGCCGAGATCCAGAATACAGACAATCTGCTCCTTGAACCGGTCCTCTAGCATCTGGTCGGCCTCGTCGAGCACGAGCACACGAATACTTTCTCGAGCCAGCGCGCGGCGGCTCATGAGGTCATAGATGCGCCCAGGAGTACCAATCATGATATGAACACCCTTCTCAATGGCCTTCAAGTCCTCGCGAAGAGGAGTGCCGCCGGTTGCAGAGTAGGCCGTGATTCCCATGTACTCGCCAAGAGAAGAGGCAACACTGCGAATCTGTTGGGCCAGCTCACGAGTATGAACCAGAATGAGGACCTGCGTCTTCTTGATAGCGGGGTCAATACGGCACATGGAGCCGATGCAGAAGGTGGCGGTCTTTCCAGTTCCGGAACGGGCCTGGGCTAAAAGGTCGCAGCCTTCTTTAATTGGGACAATACCCTTTGTCTGAATATCTGATGGGCGTTCATAACCATAGGCGAATATTCCACGGAGCAGCTTCTCAGATAGATTCATAGACTCAAAGGAGTCATAGACCTTCACATCTGCAGAAGGTTCAATCACGGGTCCAGAGCTAGAAACAGTCTCGGAAATAGTATCCATCTCAGTAATCTTAGAAGAAAGTCCATAAGCCCCCAAAGGAGGGCGCAACGCGCGCAATAAAATTAAATAGATTTCTCCCCATCTTTTTAGTAGAGAATGGATAATGATGATGGCGCAGATATGTATGACGAGGATGTCCCAAATGAACTAGTGGATTTGGAGGTTCCTGTCATCACGACAGAGGCCGCCACCGCTGGAAATCCTGGAGACCCTCTTGAGGTTCTCTATCGTCATCATCCTGAGACGATTCTCGATTACGCCGAGACGGTTCTTCCTCTTCTGCCCCTGCAGCAAGTTCCTCCATCTGATAAAGAAGTCGACGCGCATCACACCAGTCAGCCCTTTCTGAGTGTCTATGAAAAGACCAAAATCCTCGGATTTAGGGCGAATCAGTTGGCCCAGGGCGCACGTCCCTATGTTGTTGTCCCGGAACACGTGACGGCAACATTGGATATTGCAAAGTTGGAACTGGAGCAGCGGCGGCTCCCCTTCATTATCAAGCGCCCGATGCCAAATGGTTCATTTGAATACTGGCGCCTAAATGACCTGATGATTCTCTAACGTCTAGTACTTAAGTTAAGTAGCTAAAAATGATATGGCGCTTTGCGCCTCATATCATTTTTAGGTACTTAACTTATCGTT